GTGTAATAACAGGGGATAAATAAGAGAAGATTACCGACCGTCGGGGTAGAACCCAACGTGAAGGTCATATTGGTCTGGGACGCTGTACCGGTATATTTGGCTGTTTGGACTAATGCGACAGCCATAATGGGTCACCCTCCATTGGGATTACTCGTTCACTAACTGGACGCTAGGTTGAACACGCCATTTGTAGCGTCCCAGGTAATCGTAAACGTACCACCACCGGAAGCTGTTTGGGTACCACCGAAGTCAACGTGAGCGATGGGTGCACCAGCTGATACATACAGTTTCGCGGCTACGGCTGAAAAGCCAGCCCCCGAAGATGTCCAGGTAGTCGTACCGGCTGAGCCACCTCCGCCTGCCCCTGTAATCTTACAAAGCTGTGTGGCAACGGTAGCTGCACTTGTAGTGCGAGTACTTACATCTACACCACCTGTAGTGTAACCGTTGCCGTTCGATACTTCAGTGCCGGATGTGGTATAAGCAGTATCTGCATGGGTAAATGTGGAGGCGCTAAACAGCGCACAGTTCACCGTACCCGTGGTCCATGTGAAGCCACTTGTCAGCATGTTATTTAATGTTTTGTCGTAGATTTTGGTTACAACTGCCATCAGTTATTACCCGTTCTTTCCTGGTGTTACCGGCAGGGCTGGTATCGCTTGATCCATGCTTATGTGTACGCTTACTTTAGGGTTCCCGTCTTTGTCTGTTTCTCCGTGGTCGGTCGTGATGACCCGCCCTTTAATAACTGACTGACCACCATTGCCGTGGTCAATCGTAAATTCTCGTTCTTCTTCGGTGACTGTTTCCGCCATCTTAGTCCTTATCTGTGACACTTAGTAATGTTTCCATGCGCTTACAATACCATACTTATGACCGAGTAATACTCGTAATATTGGAGCTGCCATCGTAAGTAATCGCCAGTGTCGCCTTAGTAGTGCCGCTTGCACCGCCTGATTTATATACGACGGTTTGGTAGTTGCCATTGCCGTCAGCATTGCTCATACCCACATAGTCGTAGGTGGTATTTGCCAGAATACTGCCTGTGCCAATCTGTAATAAGTGCGTAGATGGGTCAGCCTCTAGTACTACCGGCGTGATACCGTCAGTTGTACTTGCAGCGGTCAACAATGGATGACGATTAGCGTCAGTAGGTGCTGAGTATGGTGAGCCGCTTCTGTTCGACATTTACCTAGATTGTATCATACAGAGACTTAGGAGATTGGTAATAATGCTTCGTTTCTTCCATCTCCTCGCGCTCCTGTCGCAACGCTTCGCGTTTGGCCATAATCTCTCGTTCCTTGGCATCAAGCAGTTGCAACTTAGCGTCCACATCGGCATGTATCTGCTTACGGCGTAAAAGAAGCTTATTCAGCTCTATATTAGTGTCGTAAATCTTCTTTTGGGCTACTTGCAAATCAGTCTCAAGTACTTCTTTGCGCTGCACAATAACGACTACCGCCGCTTCATGCTCCTCTAGTTCAGGCGCGAAGCTGTTACGGGCTGCTTCCAAGTCACTCTCTAGCGTCTGGCCTTCTTCATACAGGTTGCGCCGTTTCTGCTCTAGGTCTTTTATGACCTGCTTGGACTCTATGATTTCATACTCTAAGCTACGGAGTTGCAGGTTGCCATCTTCCGACTGCTTAGCTATCAGTTCTTCCTGCTGCTTCTGGTAATCCTTACGCTCCTGGATACTGGCTTTCGTGGCTTCCAGTTCTACCTTGGCAGCTGCTACCTTCTCCTGTAATGCGACAAGCTTATCCTGCTCTTTTTCCTGTTTCAGTTGCAACTTAGTCGTATTGGATATATACAGCTTGTCCTGGTCATTCAGGCGGTCTTGCTGCTGCTTGAGTATGAGTTCACGGGCGACAATGGTGGCATCTAATAGGGCTAATTCGTTTTGACCCTTAGTAATAGCTGCTTCAGTTTCCTCGGCAATCTTTTCACGGGCTGCCAGGTACGCTTCTCTGGCGTCTAGTTCCTTACGCTGCTTGCTTAGATCGCTTGCTGGCTTCGTACTTTGATTCAAAGTGTTGGCCCCCTGCTGGCTGTTTGATTTCCGGGTCAATACGCTCGTCTACTTCCATTGGCCTGAAGCTTGGGACTTCCTTGCCGACTAGTATGCGGTCTATCCAGTATTCGGCTGCATTACCGTCAGCGAAGTTAAATGCCCGTGCCATACCAGGTTTTACCTCTAGGGTGGCAATAGCTTTTTTTGCCTGCAATTTCTTGTATAAGCCTTCGATCATAAGGTAAGCGTTAGCACCGACTATCGTTTCACTTTCGCCGGGGTCAAGCATCCATACTTCAGGGTCGCTTCTACGGATATGCCTGTGCATACCGTCAGGGGTAAACTCCTCGACCTCATTCTCAGCTGGCATGTACTGCCACATATATGGCTCGTCATCGACGTTGATTACTTTGACATACTCATGCGGCTTGAAGCGGTCTGCCAGTCTGTCCTGAAATAGCTTTTGATTGGTATTCTCACCGACACCATACGGCTTGACTTCTTTGCCGTCTACTTGAGTAATTCTAGGCATTAGTTTCTCCCATTAACGCCCAATAAGAGGATTGAATCGGCCTGCTAAAGGGCTGTTGTTTCATGTAAGCAGAATAATACCATATGCGGCATAAGATGCAAAAACAGCCCCCGTTAGAGAGCTGTTTATCGCGCTACTCGCTTACCCTATGTTACACGCTGCAACAGTAGTGTCAAGCTGAAGTTCGCCAGTGATGTGGTAGCGGTCGAAGCTACTACCAAGTTCACCTGTGAACCTGCGCCGAAAGTGGTCTGCGTGGTCAGCGTACCGTTAATAGTGGTGTTAGTCGTACCTTGCAGAGTCAGGTTGCCTGTCTGGGCGGTACCTGAGCCTGGAGCGGTACCAGCACTTGCTACTTCAACACTGAAGGTAGCGGCTGATGCAGCCTGTGCGCTGAAACGGTAGCTTACCCCGATTATCTGCCAAGTCTTACCGTCGTTCGGGGCAGTGAACAAGGCATAGTTTGTGCTGGCAGCAAACGAGGTAGCAGCGGCAGCCATGAATGACACCGTTTCATTTGGTGACATAGGCGCAAACGTGTTGGTTGCGGTGTCCCAAGCATCTACTACGGCATGCTGTCTAATCGCATCGTTGTAACGGCTGAGTTTTCTTGCCATGATGGAACCTTTCTTTTCTTATTAACCAAATGTTAGGTAGGCCGGAGCGGAAGTACTTGCTGAAATAGCAATCTTCGTAATACCGAGAGCCGGTACGGTAGAAGCGGTAGCCGCCTTCACGTTACCGGCAGTTGTGGTTGACTGACCGAATGAACCGCCGACCGTAATCGTACCGCCTGCGTCGTTTAGGACGACACAGTCGCCGTAGGTCTGTACCCAACCATAGTTAGTGACAGTGGCCGTGTTCGGTACCGGCATGGTAGTTAGACCAGCCGTAAATGCGGCAGTCGTGGAGCTGACGACGCCCTGGTAATCACTAATACGCAGGTTCGCGGTATCCGTACCAGGTACAAGTGCTGTCGTGTGGCGGGTCGGTTCAGCCAGGTAGACAGTAACCAAGCCAGTCGTGCTGGTCTGGGCGGTGTTGCCCTTTACTTTGTAGGTATAGTGACCGGTATCCGAGCTGGCACCACCAACGATGACGTCAATGTAGCCCTCTGCGAACTGGTCCTGTGTGACTGCCGTGCCGCTCAGGGTTACGACAAGGCTGGTAGAACCGTTAGCGAGCTGTGCGACTGTGTTACCGCCAGATGTAGCCGTAGCAGTTAAGGCTAGTGCCTGATAGTTCGCGGTCAGTGCTGGGGTCTGTACGAACAGCCCCGGTGCAATTGTTGATGTGCCACCGAATGACACATAACGGAACTTGCGCCCGTCACCTGTCTGTCCGAGTGCGCCGAAAGAAGTCGTCTTACTGGTCGTAAGCGTATTCAGATCGGTTTCGGTTAGCATTCTAACGCCGTCTTGCATGTTATATTCCTTATGTTACAATGTTATTAGATTAAATTGACAATAAATCAATTTGAAGTTATAGATGTCAACTTGCCGTTACGCCTCGGTTGCCGATGTATGAGGTTCCCCATGAGCAGCAACAGGCCAACTTCACCGTACTGGTTCACTGGAGACATCAGCTCGCGGAACTGGAAGGCGGACGGCATCGGTACGTCCTTGTAAAAGCCGTCGGTTACTTCAACAGTAGAACCGATCTGGTTCAGGCTGCTATCAATAAGCCGCTTGAACTCCAGGTAGTTCTCATTAATCCAGAAGTAAGTACCTGAAGTACAGTTGTCGTCAGCGTACAATGGTCGGCCACGGTAGACAATCGCGTTGAAACCGCCGAATGCAGTCGTACCCTTGTACTGTTTGACTGCCCCGCCGCCAAAGCCGCCGTCCATGCGGTCGTAACCTTCTACGCCAGTCGTTTCATAGCGCCCTGATACCATAGGCTGCATCAGACCCTCTATGAATGTCCAGTCGGCTTTAGTAGTCAGTCCGGCTGTCGGACTTTCGCTGGTACTGCCGGCTGCACTGGCGTTATCAAATTCGGAACTGAGGTAGTCCAGTGTCACGATACCGTTAGTTACAACTGTGACATCTCCGTTAATGTAGGAGTTGCCAGAACGGGTAATACCGGCATAGCTGGAACTGTTGGTACCAGCGTCCACGATCAGGCCAAGGCCGTCAAAGTCCTTACCGGAACCCACACCGTAGAACATAACGCCGATGTTCTGGGCTGCACTTACCTTAGCCTCATCCATACGGGTAGCAAGCAGTCGTAGCACTTGCTTCTCGTTGTTGGCGTTGACTGCCCGCTCAATACCAGGGATAACTACTGATTGCTCGTAAGCAGCCACGTACCAGGTCATCAGACGGGTGTTGTTGGTAGCAGCGACAGGGAAGGTGTCCATGTTGCTGAATGAACCGCCGGTGCTGGAGTTGGCAATCGTAATCGGCTGGTTCTCGGTCACACCGCGCCATGTACTCGGCTTACTAAGTACCTTAGCCATTAATATGTTGGAGTTGTTGATTTGGTCAACAACAGATGGCAGAATCTCCTGGTAGGTGATATCTGTCACGCGGTCAGTAAACGTTATACCAGCCATGTATCTTCCTTTTCCTTTAATTAAAATAAAAAGGCCAAAAACCGCGCAGGGTTCTTGACCTTTAATAAGGCAATAGTACTAAGTTATATCACCTAATGCAAATTATTTGCTTTTAAGCAGCTTCTTGACGTCTGCCAACGCGTCCTTGTAGCTGACTGACTGGATACCCATTTGCAGCCGCTCGGCCAGCTTCTCAGCTTCCTCGCTGGTAATGATTGCCTTGTGCTCCAGTACTGCTAGTAATACGTTCAGGTTCATTAAAAGTCTCCGTTATCTATGCGGTTAAGTATATCGCGCATGGTAGTGCCAGGCCTAACGGTCGGCTTGACTACCTTGCTGGCGCTGTAGCCTTGGCCGGTGCCGACCTTATCAGATATTGCCTTACGCTCCTGGTCTTCGTCTTTCTGGGCCTTGTCCTGCTTCTTGCCGTCATTGAGCTTCTGGTAGGTATCAAAAGCTTCTTTGAAGCCGATATGCTTGTATGGCCTGCCCTGCTGGTACTCTTTCATATACTGCTCATTCTGCTTGGTCATAATGTCGAGTACGTTAGCCATTTCCTTGGCAGCTGGGTCATCGTCAAAGCCCTTTTGACCAGGCTGTACCTTGAACTTCGGGAAATAGCCGTCTTTCTGCAATTCGGCTACATCCTGTCTAATGCCTTCATTCTCGCGTACTTCAAAGTCGTTAGCTTGGGTCTGTGACTGCTGGTTGCGGAAATTACCGAGTAGCTGCTGGGCCTTATTCTCTAAGCGGCTGAAACCTTGCTGAGCTGCCAGTAGGTCAGCTTGTGATCCGAATTGGAAGTCACGGGGTATCTGGGTAGGGTCGAAGACCTTCAGCTCTACTTCCTTGGCATTGTCGCCAGTGCCTTGCATGCCTCTAATTAGTAGCGGTTCCCCGATATTATCAACCACGTACTTCTGCTCGGCAGGAGACAACTGTACACCGGCTGCGTCTACCGGCTGATTATCGTTAGTATCTTGTGCTTCAACTTCAAGAGCATCATCCGCAGTGAATGTAGCTTCTTCTTCATCTTTTTTATCTTTCTCTGTATCAGCTTCTTTTTCTTCTTCGGCCTCTATGCGGTTGCCGTCTTTGTCATACTTGGGCTTAGCTGGCTCTTTGACTTCTTCTTTCTTGTCGTCCTTTTTATCATCGGCTGGCTTGTCATCACCCTTTTTCGGGTCAGCTTTGGGGTCGTCCTTTACAGGCGCGACGGTAGGTTGCACTTCTTCGTCAGCGTCTGTGATACCGTTCTTAATAATGGCTGCTTCGACACGGGCTTCTAAGTCATTCATGGGCTACTCCTAACATTTACTTGTCCTATTGTACTACAGATGGCATAGCTGGCTCAGGTGCAGATGGCTGCGGCGGGGGGCTGGCAAAGACACTTGATGGTGTCGGTGCTTGCGGTGGTTGCATACTTGGCATACCCATCTGAGGCTGACCTGGCATAGGGGGCTGACCGCCTGGAGGCATCGGGGCAGGCGGCATCATACCAGGAGCGCCCATCGGGGGCATTGGCGGCTGTAATGGTTGCAATGGTACTTCAGGGCGTAAGTTTTGTCCAGTAGGGTCTTCCTGTCCTGCCTGGTCAAGCTCTAAGCGTACTTCTAAGCTGTCCAGGCAAGCATTTACGTACTTGTCAAAGGCTTTCTGTCTGGACTTCGGAGCGTCTAAGAACTTGTCGTCGATCATAAGCTTACGGAGGGCTAGCACATATTCCTTAGTCGGGTTCTGCTTCGGCTCGACCTTCTTGCCGTCCATGATGTCCTGGTAGATAACGTAGGCTTCGGCGTCATCTATCTGGGCGCTGGTTTCCCTAGCCAGACTCATCGGGTCGGCTTGACTCTTAGCCCAGTTGTCATATAACTGTTGCGGGTTCGGGAGCTTGAGTAGCTTGTAGGCGTCTAGCAGACTGACGGCCTTCTGCTCTAATAACTTAAGGGTAATCGCTTCTATGCGGGCATTATCAGGGTTCTGCGGTTTACCGGCTTTGACACGTATGCCTGCTTCAATAAGCGCGCGGTTCAGCGTAATGTAATCAAACTCGCCGTCGCCACTGTCATGCACGAAGCTGTGGTCTTCGTCGTACCAGACAATGAACATCTGCACCAGGTACTCGTAGTACTCGCCAAGCATACGGGTAA